GAGAATGAGCAATGACGCAATTCAGGCAATTGAACGCAATATCAAGAAGGCCCGTGAGGTACTGGAGTTTAGTTCTGCACTAGAACGACTCCGAGGTAGCCGGGACTTCAAGAAAGTTGTATTGGAAGGCTACTTTGAACAGGAGGCTATTCGCCTGGTTCACTTGAAGGCTGACCAGAACATGCAGAAGCCCGAGACTCAGCAATCAATCGTGAATCAGATTGATGCAATTGGTCAATTAAGCCAATTCTTCAGCACTGCTCTGCAGAAAGCTGCGATGGCCAGCCGTCAAATTGAAGCTGACCAGGAAACGATTGAAGAAATTGCCGGTGAGGAGTTGAACAATGGTTGATATCACCAAAGACGAAGTAGTTGCCCCCTCCTATCTGGAGATGTCTGATGAAGACGTCCTTCGGGCTGGTCCTCCAAGTGTTGAGACCCCTGTAGTAGTCGAAGACAAGACCCCAGTGGTCGTACCGGTGGAAGTTGTAGAGAAAGAGGACAAACCCACTGATGAGGTGGACGCAGCTACCGACGAGGGAGCCGGCATGGCTCCAGCGGAGGTTGGCAAGGCCACCGAAGTTGCTGATACCGACACTACTGATCTGGTTAAGGATGTGGACGTCAAGGATGACGCACCATCTGTCGACTTTGAAGCGGAATACAAGCGATTGCTTGCTCCTTTCAAGGCCAATGGTCGTGATATTCAGGTCAATTCTGTAGATGACGCCCTCTCGCTGATGCAGATGGGAGCCAACTACAACAAGAAGATGGCCGGGCTCAAGCCCAATTTGAAGCTCATGAAGATGTTGGAGAACAACGGTCTTCTGAGCGAAGAAAAGATTGGCTGGTTGATCGATCTGGATAAGAAAAGTCCAGAAGCCATCAACAAGCTGGTGAAGGATAGCGGCATCAATCCTATGGATTTGGATGCCGAGAAAGCAGGCGAGTACAAACCGAAAATTCACACAGTTGATGAGCGCGAGATGGAACTGGATACGGTGCTGGATGACATCCAAAGCACACCGACGTACAACCGGACCCTCGCCATTGTCAGCAAGGAGTGGGACGGTGCAAGCAAGCAGGTGATCGCTCAACACCCTCAACTTTTGAAGCTCATTAATGACCACGTTGAACGTGGCGTTTATGACCTGATCAGTAAAGAGGTTGAGAGCGGTCGAATGCTTGGTCGCTTGAATGGTTTGTCAGACATCGAAGCCTACCGGCAAGTTGGCGATGCAATCGAGGCGCGTGGTGGGTTTAACCATCTGGGTAGCTCCCAGGCGAAACCGCACACGGCTCCTGTGGTTGTGCAGCCGAAACCGAAGAAGGTCGAGGACGACAAGCTCAATGACAAAAGGCGAGCTGCAAGCTCATCGACACCTGTTGTTGCTGGTTCGGTAGCCAAGGACTTCAATCCTTTGTCGCTGTCGGACGAGGAATTTAACAAGCTCTCTGCTCCGGTTGCCTGAACCAAACAGGTCAACCACAACGTGAAGGATTACTATGCAATTCAATAACCCCACAGGCGGTTCTCCGTCCAGCGTCGGCAAGCAACTTGTTGACATCTTCTACCAAAAGAAGGCACTCATTGACGTCGCCAAAGAGCAATACTTTGGTCAGTTGGCTGATGTGACTTCCATGCCCAAGAACATGGGCAAGAAGATCAAGCGTTTCCACTACCTGCCCATGCTCTCCGACGAGAACTTGAATGACCAGGGTATCGACGCTGCTGGTGTTGCCATCTCGTCTGCCTCCTACGTGGTGACTTTGGCTGGTCTGGTGCAAACCTACACCGTTGAAGCCAATGCGACTGCAGCTGCTGCCGCTATCAATGCACTGGGTGCTGGTGTGGCTGTGAAGACTGGTTCTGCTAACCCTTGGACTGTGACCTCCAGCAAGGTTGTTCTGGATCAGACGACTGCAGTGTTGTCCGCTGCTGTTCTGGCTGCTGTGCCTAAGTCGGTGCGCATCCAACGCTCCGGTAATCTGTACGGTTCCAGCAAGGATATCGGTACCATCTCTGGCAAATTGCCAGCGCTGTCTGAAACCGGTGGTCGTGTGAATCGTGTGGGCTTCAAGCGTAAAGAGCTCGAAGGTACCTTCCAGAAGTTTGGTTTCTTTGACGAGTACACCCAAGATTCCTTGAATTTCGATACTGATGCTGAGCTGCTGCAGCACATCAATTCCGAAATGATCAAGGGCGCCAATGAGATCACTGAAGATGCTCTGCAGATTGACTTGATCAGCTCTGCTGGTGTGGTCAAGTTCGCCGGTGCAGCTACCCAGAACTCGGAAATTGATTCGACCTGTGTGGTGAACTACAGCGACATGATGCATCTGTCGATCAACTTGGACAACAACCGTTGCCCCAAGTCGACCAAGGTGATCACTGGTTCGCGCATGATCGATACGAAGACCATCAACGGTGGACGTATTGCCTACATCGGCTCTGAGCTGTTGCCTACCTTCAAGGGCATGAAGGACTTGCATAACAACCCTGCGTTCGTCTCTATCGAGAAGTACGCTGATGCTGGTAACACCGTTCGCGGTGAAGTCGGTGCGGTTGACCAGTTCCGTCTGGTGGTTGTGCCTGAGATGATGAAGTGGTCTGGTGCTGGCGCTACGGTGACTGATGCGATCAACTACGACAACGGTCTGAAGTACGACGTGTTCCCAATCCTGGTGGTTGGTGATGAGTCGTTTACCACCATTGGTTTCCAAACTGATGGCAAGACCGTGAAGTTCCAGATCACTCACAAGGCACCTGGTGAAGCAACTGCTGACCGGAATGATCCTTACGGTGAAACTGGCTTCATGTCGATCAAGTGGTTCTACGGCTTCATGGGCCTGCGTACTGAGCGTTTGGCTCTGATCAAGACGGCTGCCCGTCTGTAATCTGGGTTAACTCCCACAGGGGGACAGGCAAATGCTTGTCCCCCACTTTACTGAAACTTCAAGGAATCCTCGCAATGTCCAACGACAACGATACTCTGGCTCAAGATGAATTGGCTTCGCTGAAGTCCCGTGCTGACCTCCTGGGTGTGCCTTACCACCCCTCCATCGGTTTGGAAAAACTGCGCGAAAAGGTCAATGCGACCATCGAGCAAACAGGTGATCCCGTAGCGGAACCTGTAGCACCGACTGCTGCCCCTGTCGAGACAGATGGCCAGTACCGTGCCCGTAAGAAGAAAGAAGCCAATGAGCTGGTACGTGTTCGCGTCACCTGCATGAACCCGGCCAAGGCCGAGTGGGATGGTGAGATCTTTACTGCCGGCAATAGCCTGGTCGGTTCCTTCACCAAGTACGTACCCTTCAATAACGATGAAGGTTGGCATGTCCCCCGCATTGTGTACAACATGATGCGCGATCGCATGTGCCAGATCTTCGTAGCCGTGAAAGACTCCCGCGGTAACACATCGCGTCAAGGCAAGTTGATCAAGGAATTCGGTATCGAAGTGATGCCTGAATTGACTGGTGAAGAGTTGGCTGAATTGGCTCGTCGCCAAGCTGCAAACCACGCTATCTCCTAAACCAAATCCAGAAGACCATGTCCGTTACTCCGATCACACTTGCTAATCTGACCACCACCACACTAGAGGGTGCTGGGGTATTTGACGTATTGATGCGTGCCAATAAGGTACACCTGGATAGTGAGTTCTCCAAAGGACGTATCAAGGGGTCTGAGTACGCCACGGTCTATCTGGGTTCCTTGGAGGCTGTGCTGTCTGCCTCTGTGGCGTTCTTATTGCAAAGAGATAAGAGCATCCTGGAGGTGCAACTCCTGGAGCAGCAGGTACTACAAGTACAGGCTCAGACAGCTCTAGTCACCCAACAGAAAGCCAACGCCATCATCGAAGGTACTGTACTCACTGGTACCAAGTGCAAGCTAGATGCTGAGTATGACGTCCTCATCTTGACTAAAGACAAGACAGCACAGGAGACTGCACTGTTAGGGCAGAAGGCTCTCACTGAGCGAGCTCAAACGACTGCCTTGGGTGTTGATGTGGATAGCGTAGTGGGTCGACAAAAGGCCTTGTATGTTGCCCAGACAACTGGCTTTACCCGGGATGCTGAACAAAAAGCTGCCAAAGTGATGGTTGACTCTTGGAACGTGCGCCGTACTACTGATGAGGGTACGGTTGCAGATGCTACCAACATGCTCAACGATGCAGCTGTTGGTCGAGCAGTGACCAAGTTACTAGGTGGTGTAGGTGCCTAACGCGATCCACCTGAATACAAAGGGAACCTCGGTTCCCTTTTTTGCATAGGTTTGCTATGGGCTTCTTCAGTGACCTATTTAAGGATGAGCAGAGGACCTCTGTAGGTACCTCTGTCGCCAGAGTTATTCAAGATGCTGTGTTACCCAACTCCATTCGGACAGGGGTGATCAAGTCCATCTTTGAGTCTGGAAGTATTCCGGAATACGCCATGGAGGAGATGATCGGAAGTATCGGCATGAAAGCAGAGCGCCTGTATGAGTACGCACGTACTCACTACACACATGGGCTGCCCTCTGGCCAATTCAAATCAGCCACGGCTGGTCTTCCTGAAGCCACGGCAATCCTGAGCACTCTGGAAGGAGCGGTGGTTACTCCTATTTACTGCCACTATGGGTTACCTAATGCACTGCATATTGGCTGGCTCAAATTAATTGCTGAACATGGGTACAACACTACTACCAACCAGTTGGCCGGGTTAACCGCCTCTGTGGGAGTACCTGTTTACCTGGACGATATAGAGATAGTAGTTCCTGAGTTGCAGTTTGCATCTTATAGTGCAGGCGCATTGGATCAGTGGGGCACCCCTGCTACTGCTGGGTATACACCACTGCGGCGCTCACAGGGTCCGTTAGGTGAAATGCGATCACACACCCCAGTACGCCTGGATCCTGTCGCGGTTGAAACGTACATACGTGTTACCTACATATGGGCCAATCCACTATTACCTAATGACCCATCAGCGGTATTGACCGGCACGCTCAATATCAATCTTTCCGGGTACAGCACCAACCTGGATTACTTTCAGGCAAAGTACACAGTGGGTGGTGTTACTAAATACTGGGTGTACCAGGACAGTGCAGGTACCTACCCGACATTAGATGGTGTGTTTAGCACAACCCCTAATACTCACGGTACGTTTTTCCCGTTCACTTACTTCAGATATAACCAGGTATCCCAGAATACCAACGTCACCTCAGAGGCTTACCTTACTTCCAAGAAGATGGTGAACTATTTGGGGATGTCCTATGACTCGGTGGCTGATGCTGTGAATGCAAATCCTGGTATTGCTGATGTTGAGCAAGCCATGTTGATAATGGCAGTGCCTGCTAATACGTCCAATGAATTAGAGCGTAGGTACCTATTCGCGTTCTTTGACAACCTGTATTACGCTGGGGACCTGCAACTTACCTCTGTAGCACAGGCAAGCATCGCATCCACCCTGGCTGGTAATAACCCATCTACCTCCAGTGCTCTGACTATCCAAGATGCACGTTTCACGATGGTGCTTAGTAATGGTGGCATATACAAAAAGCGCAAGCGTGGAACAGTTGCACCTGTCGGACAACATACCAGCGGTATCAGTGCATATAACGGAGCAGTTGTTGTGGTGTCGAACGACACGGGTACGTATAACGTACCCACACAAGTTTCCTACCACTACTACTGTAAACAGCTGACTCCCACGTTATACGATGAGATTTGGGTTGTTAACCCAATGATGCAGTACTACATCTATGAAGGGCGTTTCTCTACGGCTGACGAGGGGGACCCAACACTACTTATCCCACTGGATCGCTCAATCACATCGACATTCTCTGTGCAGGATCGCGAGACACTGTATGCACGTAGTTTGCACTACGTATTTAATAGTCGGGTGACAGTTTCTATAAAGTGGTACCAACAGGCATGGTTTGGGACCCTAATGCAGATTGTGGCTGTTGTGGTAATTGTTGTCTCCTGGGGATCTGCGACAGGACCTATGGCTGCACTGATATCAGCTATAGCTGCAGGAAGTGCTGTGCTCATTACAGCCGCTGTGCTGGCAATACTGCAGCAATTATTGATTGGTATGTTGCTTGCATACGCCTTCAAGTTATTTGCCAAGGCAGTCGGCGTAGAAATCGCAATTGCTGTTGCTGTGATTGCCGCCGCCATGGGTATGTACGAAGCCGTCGACGCAGGTGGTGTAGCGGGTTCACCTTGGGCAATGAAACTCTTGCAAGTGTCCTCTGGTTTGAGCACGGCAGTGCAAGCAGAGGTGAAAGACATGTATGGGGATTTGCTTGAGGAATACCAGTCCTTCAATATATTCAAGGATGAGTCCACAAAGGCATTAGAAGCAGCCAATAAACTATTGGAGCACAATAATTGGCTCAGCCCATTCGTTATATTCGGTGAAAAGCCGGATGACTATTACAATAGAACCATACACGCAGGCAATGTCGGCGTACTGGGTATAGGCGCAATTTCCTCCTATGTGGATACCGCCCTCACACTTCCAAAACTGGATGAATCAATAGAGGGGTAATTCATATGACCTACGATTTTAGTAAGTGGGGCGCTGCACCACAAAGTCCAATGTTAATGGACAGTATTAATGCAGGGACGAACGCAGTAATGGGCGTAAACACCTACGACCCAGGAAATATGGTGGCACCTATAGCTACTGGAGACTGGAAAGACAGTTTCCTCAAATCAGGTAGTGGTATTCCCAATATCGGTGCCAATGGTGTACCTGGTATGACCACTCCTAATATGGGATCCAATTGGTGGGATGGCATGGTAGGGACTAAAGAATCCCCTGGCTGGGGTGGTATGGCAATGGGTGCAGCCAGTGGTATCGCTTCTGCCTACATGGGTATGCAACAGTATGGCTTGGCTCGGGACACCCTGAACCAGCACAAAGCTGAGTACGCTGCTAACTACGATGCCCAGAAACGCACAACCAATGCTTCCCTGGAAGATCGGCAGCGTGCCCGTGTTGCCTCTAATGCGGGAGCTTATCAATCGGTTGGCGCCTACATGGCACAGAACGGGATCAAATAATGGGCAGCCCAATCACATGGCAGAACGTCAACAGCTCTGAGAGTCGGCTGGTTGGTCAACTCATGGAGGGTGCCCAACGGGGCATTACCGGTGGTTTCGACAAACTGGGTGACGTCATCACTAACCGTGAGAACGTCAACCAAGGTGTTGCTGACCGAGCTCGCGGGGCAGCTGAACAGGACTTCATGAACCAGCTCTATGGGTACAAGAACCCTGCAGAGTTGCAAGCAGCCCGGGAGTCTGGAGCACTGGCTCAACAACTGGCGGCACTGGATCCGCGGAACCAAGCAGCTGCACGAACAGCTATGGATGCTCGCACCGGCACATTGCAGGGACAAACAACTGCCAATGACGTCTTCGCTGTGAACCAGATGAAGCAGCCTATGGTATTGGCCAATACCGCAGCAGATGTGGAGAATGCCCCTATTACCAGGGAATTGGCTCGGAATTCGTTGCTCAGTCGTCAGGCAGTTGAGCCAATTACTCAAGCTACTGCACTGACTACAGCTACCAATGCCCAAGGTGCTGCAAAACTCACTGAGCGGTTGCGCCCACTTACGGATGCCAATGCCGTTACAGAAGCAACCATTCGAGGTACGCAGTTGGTGGTTGACGGTACTACGGCTGTCCAACAGCGACAAGACCAGGTCATTGCGACTGAAGTTGCTAGGACTGCCCAGGCGTACCAGGAAAGCCAAACGACTGGTCGTACCAAGTTGGGAGCATTGGCAAAGACTCTGGGCTTGCCCATTGACTCTGCCGGTGCACCTGACATTGTCAACATGACCAAGGAACAGCGTCTGAGACTGGACACCGCCGCGGTACAAGCAGGGCATACACAGACTAGTTCTGATTTGTTCGGCGGTAATACCAAGGCAGCAGAGTCAGCCCTGGCTGCCCTAAGGAAGAATCCAAATATCACACCGGAAGCCATTGCCCGGAACCAGGCCAAGATCACAGGGGCCTTTGATACTACCCGCACTGGTTTGCCAGTAGGTAACGATGCCCTGACGTTGGCAACAAACCGAGCACAGGCTGATGTGGTGCAAAAGGAGAAGGATGCGCGTAACCGCTTTGCACCTAATTCCCCAGATGCACTCAATACGTATGAGCAGTTGGCTACAGAACTTTCTGGCATGGTCCCAGCAGATGCCCAGGAAGATGTCCCAGAATTGCAGAAGATGCTGGGGAAATTCGCCACTACTGGTATCAAGCTCAAGGATGGTCGTTACATCACACCTTCCGTACAAGACATTAAATCTGCGGTTCGTGGTTACACACCCGGCTGGAAGGGGAACTGGTTCAACAATACACAGGCACAGGATATTGAGAAGCAGTTGGCCAAAGATTTGGAAGGTTCCAATGTCACCCAAATGTTGGCTGATGCAGAGGAAAGTCGTCGTGCTAACCGAGCACGGGATGTACGGAACATCCTGAATCCATTGGCTCCAGCAATGCAGCCTTTGAATCCAATGCAATTGCCTCCACCGGATCCTAAAAAGCGGTAATTGTCAATTGCAATTAAATTGAGGGGAGGCAATTAAACCAATTGCTTCCCCTTTATCATTGGGGCTCCCCAATTGAAAGCAATTACATGGCAACGAATTACCACGATTACTTCATTTCCCGTATTTCTGGAGATGATCCATTGGCAGGTAATGCCAAGTTCGCTGATCTACAGCAAGCCAGTGCAGACAAGATTGCTGAATTAGGCAAGATAAAAGAAGCTCAATTGGTTCGGGAAAAAACCAATGCAGGTTCATTGGTTGGGCAATGGGGACTTGACGCAGACAGTCTGGCGGGCAGGACTACCAATATGGCCGCCAATCTAAATCAGGGTGTGTTCCGCATAGCTGGTAATGTACTGTCTGCTCCCTTCACAGGTGTAGCGGCAGCCGACCAGGCTACTCTGTCAGAAGATGACATCGTGGCCTTGGAGCGTCACCAGAAAGGGCAGTCCACACCAGAAGACCTGGTGCGTATCAACCGCAAGGTTGCTCCTATCGTGGCACCTACGCCAGGTATGCCGAGGGAGTTGGCCCAAGCACACGCCAATGAGCGTGCTCAGGCCATGGCAGATTCCAATCCCAATGCACCAACTCCGTTGAGCATGTGGGCTGAGATGAACAAGGCTCGTGATATTAGCCGTACCATTGTGGAATCTGCAGATAAGAGTCGTCTAGTACAGCAAGATGCACAGAGCGCTTTCACCTCTGACCTGACGAACACATACACAGACAACGCACCACAGATCGCCAAAGGGTGGGAAGACCTAAAGAACGGTAGCAAGCTGGGTGGTTCGGCCGACATTGCATTAGGTGTGGCCAAACTGTTGTTTGGTGGTATCTCTGATGTGGCGAGTAATCCACAAGCCACTCTTGAACATATAGTTCAGAACGCTCCTCAGTTGTTGATGGGTCTGGCCGGCAAAGCTGGAGCCACAGCCCAGGTGGTGGATAACGTAGCTTATGCAGCCGATACCTACAACAAGGGGATCCAGGACTACCAAGCCAATAATGGTGGGGCATTACCCTCTGAGAGTCAACGCCAGTACATGGCATTCATGGCAGCTACCCATGCTGCAGCTGAGCAAGTAGGTGACAAGATTGGTTTGGCAGCTACCAAATTAGTTGGGTCAGCTGCTCAGGACGTTTCCCGAGTTGGCTTCAAAGCAGCTTTGAAAGGTACGGCAGCTGGTGTTGGTCAAGGTGTCTTGACCGAAGCACCAACCGAGACCTATCAACAGTTTGCTGAAGGTGAAATGTTAGGCAAGCCGGCCACAGGTGCTGAGCTCTTTGCAGCTGGTGTTATTGGTGGTGCTTCCGGAGCTGGCTTATCTGGTGGTGGTCGTGCTGTACACGAAGTAGCCAAGCTGGCAGCGACACCAAGTGGCCCCAAACAGGAAACTGTTGACCGTGCCAAGGTCCAGGACGCAGCTATTGCATCTGGTGATGTGTCCAAGGTCACCGACCCAGTGGAACAGATCTCCGCGTTGTTTGGTCACAGCCAGAAGGCAGACACAACCCAAGAGCAGAAGCAAACCAATCTGGCCAAGGCCAGCGAGATCGTTGCTGCCCTGGAAACACAACACGAAGCTGTACAGCAAGAAGCCAAGACTTCAACCGTAGCGGGTGTCAAAGAACTGATTGCCGAGCGACAAGCCCAATTGGCCGATCCAGAGACCGCCAAGGATCCAGCCAAAGTAGCCCTGCTGAACAAGTCCATCGAGTTGGCACAGGCAGACCTGACCGACTTGGAAGCAAGCAATAACCAAAAGGCTGTTGAGACCGCGGTCCAGAAGAAGCTGGATGGCGTCACCCAGCAACTTAAAGACGCAAACCTAGCCAAGGACAACTTGGCTGTTTTGGTTCAAGCGAAGGACACCGTCGAGGCGGATATTGCCTTGATCAGTACACCAGCTCCCAAGGAAGAGACTGGCACCCTGGCGGCAGATTTTGCCGCTCCGGCAAAGTCTGCGGTGGGTGCCTCTTATGTAGAACAACAGACAGCAGCCGTAGAGCGTGTCATCACATTGGCTATGACGGCCCCAGAGCGCCTGGATGCCAAGGTACTAGCAACTCTGGCTGCAGATACGAATAACGCCTTGACGGCCCCACAGCGGGCCTACCTGAGTGCCTTTGTGCGTGCCCGGGAAGCAGACCCAACCTTGCGTATGAGCCATGTGGCTGCCGACATCTATGAAGGCAAGCATGGCAACAAGGGTGTAGTGCAGTACCGCACGGCTATGGGGAAGGCCATTGCATCTGGAAATCAGAAGGCAGCTAAGGCTGAAGTCACTGGTATCACCAGCTTTGCTCTTGCCCAACAAGCCAAAGCAGCAGCAGCCGGTGCAGCTCTGAAGCTAGGCCTGGGTACTTCCATCCTCAAAGAGGGTGGTAACTGGGTGGTGGGTAAGCCCGGGGTTGCCCCCACAGCCGAGCAGCGTGCCGAGGGTGGTCGTCCGATCACCTCTGGCCGTTTGGCTATCAATATCAAGAACGAGGCAGCGGCACTGGATGCCATTGCCGCGGAGATCCAAACAGCTTACGACCTCAAGTTCAACACAGGAGCCGAACATGTCCAGAACACATCACAACAAGGACCAGGATCGCCGGCCGAAGTCAAAGGTACGCCAAAGCAGGTTACGAAACCAGCTGGAGACAGCATTGCCGTTGAGAGTGTTGGCGCTACCGATGGCAAACCCACTGCAGTGGTGGGAGCAAGTATCGTGGAAGCGGATGGGGTAAAGCCAACTGAGTTGACTGAGAAGACTGTTAACACTGAAGAGACTCCCGTCTCTTCTGTGAATACTGAGATAACTCAATCTACTGAGAAGACTGGAGAAACTACAGAGGAAGTCAAGTCTACTACAGAACTGACACCTTCCGAGACAACTCAACCCGATGGAACACTGTCAGCCATGACAATGAAGTCCCCGGAGGGGACGCCGTTCAATCTTCGCAACCTGATTGCCGACTTCTTTACCCAGACTGCTGGCAAGGACAGTGATACAACACAGCGTCCATTGGTTGCTATCAAAGACTTCCTAAGTCAGATGAGCAGTAAGACAGTACTAGAGTCACTCAGTTTTACCGAGTTGACTGACAACCAGTTCAATGTACTGAAGACATTCAAATCAGCTGCAATGAGTTGGTCTAAGACTATTCAGAGTAATCTGAGTATGAAGAAGAACGCTGCATTTCGCTACGATGACATGACTCAGTTCTTCTTAATTGATACTGAGAATGGTCCTGTACTGGAAGAGAATGTACAGACGGCCATGAGTTACGCAGCATTCAGCTGGATTGCTGAGAACGCATCCCGTTCACGATTTAATACCCCGGAAGAAATCAATTTGATTCTTGGCCGGGATGAAGACCATGCTGTTTCCAAGGCAGAACAGGCTGCATTGGGTCATGTTGGTACTCGCCAGAACGTGGTGGCCAATGCATTGGGTCAACGGGCAGTACAAGCCCTGGGGCTGAAGGCAAACAAGAATGCTCCCAAGGATTTGATGCCTCGTCTGGAGAGTGCACTGGGTGCTCATATCTTCAAGATGCTGATGGACCAGGGAATACTGGAGCGGGTAACTGTTCCTGGCTCGGTGATGGCACAACTGACTGGTAAAACGCAGACAGATACCGGTGCTTCGTTCCAGTTCCTACGTATTGCCACGAACTCCGATGGCAAGCTGAACTCCGGTGCCACCAAGATCATGGAAGCAACCCGTGGTACCCAAGGGATACTGGACAAAGTGTTTTCAGTGGAAGCTGGACTCAAGGAACCAAGTCTGGCGCCTATCCCATTTGAGCAAACCAAGACCAAGAACACCCAACAAGGTGTACCGGCCAAGCTGGCTGCGGTCATGGAGCACGAGAACTCGGTGCCCAGCTATGTGCGCCAAGACATGTGGCAACTGGTAAACCAGATTGCCGATGAGACCATGCTGGAGATCGCAGGTGCTGAGCACCTGGAAGGCAAGCACATTGCCAATATCCCTAGTCTGGAAGCCACCAATGATGGTTTGGCTCGGGAGCTAGACCGGTTTAAGGCTTTCGTCGGTGGCATGGCGGACCAGGCAGCAGGTATGTTCTTCGAACACACCGTATGGAAGCAGCAACGTGTGGGCATTGCCACCAATGCAGTCAACCCACAGACCAGCAAGATTCACCGTCACATGCTGTTCCGCCAATCCTGGGAAACCAAGATCGATCGTAATGATGCTGCCCAGATGGAGAACTTCCAGCTACGGGTAGCAGAAGGCCTGGGCGTCAAGACTGACAAGCAGAGCAACACCAGCTCGCTGGAGAAGTACAGCCAGAAGGTTGCTGATCCAGAGATCCAGGCTGCAGTGACAGTACTGGTTCAGATGCTGCAAGGTGAGGACATGAGTCCTGCCAAGGAGAAAGCACTGTTGGCCGGTGTCAAAGCTGGTGGTGAGAAGATGCACTCGCTAGATGCCCTGATGGCACTGGCTAAAGAGCAATACACCAAAGGAGACACATTCACGACTCACCTGATGGGTGAGGTCGACGGTGTGACCAATGGACCGATGCTGTCCCACCTGCTGATGGGTGCAGCCAACTCGGTGGCTGATCTGTTTAAGCTGTTGAACCGCGGTGGTTTCTACGAGCAAGGCAACGAACATAGCCAGTACAACCTGTGGCGTGAAGCTGCAGGACACTTTGACTTGTACGAGAACACTGCCCTACACATGACACAAGCTGTGCAGGCTTTCGTCAACAACGGTGTTGATCTGGGCAAGGGAAGAGGTATGAGCGGTGCACAAGTCAACGCCATCATCCAATCTATCTACGCATTCACTGGCCCACTGGAATTGAAGGGTGTGGTTCAGAAGGAAGGGCGGAACATTATCAAGACACCGTTGACTGCAATGGTGTTTGGTTCCTCAGTTGGCTCTGCAGTTGAGAGCATGGCCAACAAGTTCGTGGAATCCATCTACGCTGGTATTGAAGACCTGGCTGCCGGTAAAGGTGACCGTGTCGAAATGATCGGGCACATTAACACGCTCCTGGGTAGTTCCATCATCTCCAGCAATGACTCTATCGAGCAGCTGATGAAGATGGAGTTCACCACTGAACAGTTGGACCGCATGAAGCGATCGTTCAAGAATACTGTCGGTAAGGCTGTAGCTGAAACCATGCAGCAGGACTTCGATTCTTTCATCTCACAGCGCCAGCAATTCAACCATGCTGCCCAGATAACATTTGAGCTGTACAACGCAGCGTACACAGCTCTGCGTGACCAAAAGATCAAGGAATTGATTGAGTCTGGTGAGATCGCTGTCACTGGTAAAGGTGATCCGATCCACGACTTAACTGCACAGCAAGAGAACCAGCTGCGCAAGCAACTGGCTGATCTGACTCCGGTCATGCACACCATGATGTCCAAGGACAGCGGCCAACTCAACGCTGGCCTGTACATCTCCAAGTCAGGCAAGAGCCTGAGTACCAAAACGACCTATGAAGGCTCCATCAAATTTGGAACCAAGTTCTCCGATAACGGAGCTGCATCCACCAGCACACGTGGTTTTGAGACCGTTGAGACTGCACCTGGTGTATCCATGGCCCCAATGTCTGTGCACTCCACAGACAGTGCCATCATGCATAACTCCATTGGCAAGACCGATGTACTGAATGTCCACGATGCCAAGGGTGTTGGTGTTGCTGGCTTCCAAGAGGCAGCACAAAGCCTGAACCAGTCTACCTGGAACGCCATGCTGAACTACTCGCCGGCCAGTGAGATGTTTGCTGCACTGTCCCGTACAGTGATTGGCTTGGCTGCATTGACGGAGAAGGGCGATCTACCTCCTGCTGTAATGGAGAATGTCGCAAAAGCCTTGCAGGCTTTTGCTGACAAACATGACATGGATTCGGCTACTGTATTGAGCCAGATGGTTCAATACACCTTTGCCATGGCCACCCATGCCAACAGTATCAAGTTGCAGGCACTGGGGCAGATGCAAGCGATCGACCAGTACGCATTGCAAGGTGGCAATTACAAAGTAACAGAGAAGGACCGCGCAGAGGCAGCGGCCCGCAGGGCAGAGCTGCCGACTGCGCTCTCCAAAGAAGAAGCAGAGGCCGTCTCCAAGTTGGAATCTCTCCTCAAGGTACAAGCTACTGAGAAGCCGATCAAGCAGGAAAAAGATATTGAAGAAGATGTGTCGACGCCTGCGTCCCCCTTCGGGGTACTTGGCCAGTCGACCAAGAGTGATCCAGCATTGGTGAAGTTCTTCAAGGAGAACCCCAAGGCGACAGCCAAGCAGACCATCAAATTCCTGTATGACAAGCTGACTGCTGATACAGGTGCAGTGAACCGTGACTTCAATCTGAAGCTGCTGAAGGTACTGCTCAAGACAGTACCTGCTGGACTCACTGTGAACCTGGTAACCAAGGACACCCAAGAGTCTGACGTAGCAGGTAAGCCAGATGAACCAGCACTGGGTTGGTATACACACCGCGGTGCAGAAGAGGTGATCTACATTGTGGGCAACGACTTCACGCATTCGAACATGCAAGTGGAAGTGTTGCTACATGAGATGACCCACGCTGCGACGTCATACCGTTTGTTTGCTACAGCTGGAAAGGTTCAGGCTGCTGAACTGAGTACTCTGTTGGACCAGGTACGCAAGTACACCAAGGCAAACGGCATCACCAAGTTCGATGCAGCGCTGGTCAATGTGGATGAGCTGGTGGCCTACGGCATGACAAGCCCGGCCTTCCAAAAACTACTGAGCCAGGTTGAGATAGCACCGGTGGCCAACAGTGCATTGACCACTGCATTACAGAAGTTCGTAAATACGCTGGCTAATCTGCTTGGCTTCAAGGACACTGCTTCTGCTAAAGCATTGGGTGTACTGATCACCAATGTCTCAGCACTGATGGAACAGGGCGCCAACGAGAAGACTGGGTTGGAAGGGCGCACTCTGAGCATGGCTGCTCCTACCAATACCTACAGCACGATCGACATCCATGATGCTTTGGCTGATGGTTCCCTGACGACTGAGTTTGATGAACACCTGCGCAGTCTGCTGGGTGGCATTGTCTATAACTTACATGGTGCATTCGGTTCCTTCAAGGAAACCTTGATGAAGAACCAAACCATGTCTGCTATAGACGTTTGGCTCAAAGCTGAGAGCACCGGTGTAGCACCATTCGCCAGTGAAGCACTTGGCCACATCGCTACCACCCCACAAGTGGCCTACGCTCTGGAGCAGGTAGAAGCTACTGTCCGAGCTGCACTGGGTACCAATGAATCCCAGACCAAGATGGTCTACCGTGAGCTCTACAACCTGTACGGTGAAGCAGAGACGTTGGTCACTGTGCAGGCATTGATCGATGCTGGCTTGGATGCAGCCACAGCTAAAGCCACGCATGACATGCTGTTCAAGTTGGACAAGACTTCAGGAGATCGTTCCAATTACTTGGCTCGATTTGCGGCCCTGGGCCTTGCACATCCGGTGATCAACCAAGTATTACAGGCAGCCACAGCGAAGGAAAGCCGTAAGGCGAGGGACGCAAAGACGTTCATGGAACGTCTTGAAATCGTCTTTGAGAACATCATGAAGATGTTCCGGACCTATGTGACCCACACTTACCAAGGTCAGCCGGCCAATGACAAGTTGTTGTCTCTGGTTAGCCAGCTGGTGGACATTGAAGCAAAGTACCAAAGGAAGATTGCTGCTAAGGCCAATACGTCCAATTTCTTGGAACCAGTAGAAGCCAAGCTCAAGGTGTTCGTTGAGGCTACGGGTGCCAAGATAGAGGCGATTGCTGGATCCAACTTTGTCCGTAACAACAAGTACACCGCGGTTAAGTTGGCAGGTGGATTGGTGGGGACTGTTGCAGGTGGACGAGCAGACCTGTTCATGGATGGTTTGTTCCGGTTACGTGCTGAGACCTTCAAGAAGCGTTTCGGTGTGGTGGCTTCATTGGCTCAAGCGTATGTTGGCCAGAATGTCGTATTCCAAGGCCTCCTGCGCATGACCAAGCTCTTGGAGCATGACCGCCAGAAACAGGTAGAAGGTTGGGCAAAGACTGCCATTGAAGCCTATGCTGACAACGGCAAAGGATTGCGTGGGAAGGCCAAGGACAGTGTGGCTGCCCGAGCCAGCATTACCGCAGTGTTCATGCGCACCGGTGCACACAACCTAATGGGTGACTTTGACATGGCAGGTATTGAGCAGCTGGTCACAGATAAGGCTGCACTGGATACAGCTATTAGTTCTTTTGAGAACCAGTTGGCCGTTCACGGTAAGGCTACGCCTTACTACGTGAACCAGGCCAACGCACTAGGCTATAAGTTAGCGACTGGGATTGCACGTACCAAGTTCGTAAACCAGAACGCACACGCCATAGCTCGCTTGTCAGGTACTGGCCAAGAGTCGAAGGTATCTGCGACACAGGCTGAGCAAGCAGAAGCCACTCTCAAAGTACTGGTTACCTTGTATGCACTTCGATACTCAGATGCTACAGCAGTAGGTCATGCAGCTAGGGTAATCAAGGAAGAGAATGCCCGTGCTGACAAGATGAATGGTTTGGAGATGACTCTCCTGTTGCAAAAGCGTTTGGAGACTGAGTCCCTGGAACGACTGTTCGGTAACAACCCAATGCTTATGGTTCATGGCTACACCTCAGAGATCTACGACCCTAATGTTTCGAGCAAGACAGCCAATGTCTTGGAAGGCAAAGCTCTCCTCGAACAGGGTTACGTGAAGCGGTCTGAAGTACCACGGGATCCAGCCGATGATGACCAGGATGTCAAGCACCTGTACGTATTGCAAGATGGTGGTGTACCCCGGTTTGTGTCTGGCGCCATATCCAACAAGGGTATGAAAGCCAAGGGAACAACCATACACAATGGGTTCCTGAATTCTTACAATGCAACGGGCATTGCAAATGCGTCACAGAATGCTGCATTGATGCAGGATAGGCAAGCAGACATTGCTGACATGTTCCGTCCTGGACCAGTCAAAGACCTGTCCAAGGAAAAAGGTAGCTACCTGGTACCGGTGTTCAATGAATCAGGTACCGTGGTTAACTGGCGCTATATGATGGCCGAGACGACCAAGGACAACGTACTGAACCGGAACAACCGATTCGACAAGGTACTGGGTACTATCGCTGGTTCGATCTACGACAAGGAAACCAGCCGCGAACAGAACATGACCTCGGTTAAGGCTTTGTACGATCAGTACCAGACTGATTACAAGAGCAACCCAAAGAGCTACATCGACATTGGTCCCAAGAGCACCGATCCAGAGATGCGTGAGATTTGGAACCTTTTGCCCGATGACACACGCAAGGACATTAAGAGCGTATGGGGCCACAACGGTATGACAGTGAAGGTAGAGAACCTGGACATCATGTTTGGATACCACAAGCTGTCGGTAGGAACTGTGTTTCAGAAAGCCAACGAAGAGCGGGACGCTCGTAAACTTGCTGGCCAACGTACTGAAGTGATGGCCCTGAAGACCATTGACGCTTGGCAGAAACTCGTAGTCATGTTGTTTGAGTTCCCATTGGTGGGGACTGGTTTGAAGCAAGGCATGACCATGGAAGAAGCCAAGAAGTACGCACGCAAGGCAGGAGCCAACGCGGTACGTACAGAGCACATATGGCAAGCTCTTGTATCCGAAGCCAAGGACATCATTGTGGTGAAGTCCGGCGTTGTGTTGCTGGGCAACATGAGTTCCAACATCTGGTTGTTGGGTATGTCCGGCGTACCAATACTGGATGTTATGCACCACCACTTGGTAGCGTGGAAGGGAGCAGTGTCCTGGAAGAAAGACACAGAGGAACTGGAGCACCTGAAGCGTCTTCGTGATACCGGTTATACCCAAGGTAACAAGGCAGATATTGACCGCCGTATCCTGCGCCTGGAAGATGCCCTGGACCGTAACCCTGTAAAGGAACTGGTTGAGGCTGGCTTGATGCCTACGATTGTTGAGGACATCGATCCAGAGGACGATATCTACTCGTACAAGAGTCACCTAGTTCGTAAGGTTGAGGGCTATACCGACAAACTGAATCCGACACTGGTCAAAGCAGCACGCACAGCGTACCTGGCCCACGACACAGCGATCTATCAGGGAATGAGCCAGATGACCAGGTTGTCTGACTTCATGGCTCGGTACACGATGTACCAGCACTTGATCAGCAAGAAGGAACCACTGAGCAAACAGGAAGCCACACAGAAGGTCAGTGAAGCATTCATCAACTATGACATTGCTTTGCACCGGAGCATTCAGTACACCGATGACATGGGTATCACCATGTTCACCAAGTACTTCATTGGTATTCAGAAGGTATTGATGGACACTGTGCGTGAGAACCCAGCGAGAGTACTGACTGGTGTGTTGCTGTCTAAGTTCTTGGGTTTAGGCCCCACCGTTCTGGATGGTTCTATGTGGAACCATATTGGGAATAACCCATTAAGGTCTGGTCCATTTGAGCTGTTGGATGCTCTGGGTAACTTGCCCATGGTGAATGCACCGTTGGCACTGTTCAACATGGGAGGTGCCTCAGCACCATGATGCTCCTCGACAGGATTTCGCCTGTGCGTTTAACGGGCGAGCAGCCCGAGCCATTTGTCTACCTAGAGTTACCCCAGGGCTATTACCCTGGGGACTTATCATCGGGTTCTGCCCCCGACTCCCTTCACACCAGTCCTCGGCTAACGAGGTGGATTAGAACCACCCTTTGAAAGAAGAATTGCCCCGAGTCGTTACGTCACCTCGGACCCCTAGAGCCAGTGGACGTGCTGCAGCACGATACCCACCTCCCTTGCGCAATACGCCAATTCGCCGCAATTCTTCTATCAAAGGATCCTCGTCTTTCCGAGGAATTACGCCCAAAGCTTATTTCTCACTATTGCATGTGCATGCCCTTTTGATTTCATTCCAAAATGCTCTGCGAGTTTTGAAAAACTGGGCTTATGTACTGCGTAGTACCTTCGCACCTCATCAGCAAAATCTTTACCGTATTTTGCATTGCTGTTGTACTCTCCCTTTTGATTCAATAAGTGCGGGATTCTGCCTTTTTTGGCAGCGTCTCTCATGTTGTCAGCGTGTGTTCCAAGGAATAGGTGTGAAGGGTTTACACATAGACCGTTGTCACAAGTATGACAAACCAGTAATCCATTTGGAATTGGACCATTTCC